ATTCCAGGAGTGGAAAACGGTAAGGCGCTCCTTATCGAGTTCCTTCGTAACTGCAAAGGCTTTCGCACTCACTGATATCACAGGGGCTTCGGCCCCTTTCTTCTTAATCCCCTTTAATATCCGCCACGTTCTCCACCAGACATACTGCCCTGAAATCACACAGGAGCACGATCATGTCACAGACCAAAACCGAAGCCGAAATCTTCGTCCTGCAGTTCCCTTTCACTACCGCAGCAGGTAACTCCGTTTCTCAACTCACTCTTAAGCGCCTGACGGTTAAAGACCTCAAGCTGGTCAAGAGAACGCATAAAGACCCGGCTGACTGGGATGAACCACTGATTTCCCGCAGTACCGGCCTGCTTCCCGAAGACCTGGATAATATGGATTTGGGCGATTATCTGGAACTACAGACCCGATTTCAGCAAATCACGGGGTTGGGCAAGAGCGACAAAGATGCTGACGCAGGCACAGGGACTGCTGGCGAGGTGGTTTAGATTTCAGCCGGGGGAAATTGATGCCCTCGATACTGACGATCTGGAGATGTGGCTGGAACAGGCTGAAGAGCAAATCAAAAGCGAGTTCGGCGACAATAAGTAACTCCTCATCACCTGACAGCCGCCAATCGCGGCTGTTTTGCATGTCTCTCCGATATTCCCCTTCCATTTTTCCGCTTTCAGAGGATAACCACCGTGGCCAGTGAATTTTCAGTCGGCGTCATTATTGGCGGGATTGTTGGAAGCAGCTTCCGCTCTGCCGTCAGCGGTACCCGACGAGCCCTTGACTCCCTTGGCGATACATCACGCCGTCTGCAGGAGCGGCAAGATAATTTAACCCAGAAAATTGCCCGCTATGGTCATCTCGGTACCTCGTCCATGCAGAACCTGAACAATGCTCTGCTGCGGGTTGGCCGAACAATGGAACAGGTTGAGCGCCAGCAGCGTCGCCTGTCAGCGGTATCTGCGACCAGTGATGCGCAGAGGGCAAACCGTATGGCGCTCTATGGGCAGGGAGCAGAAACCTATGCCATCGGCAGAACACTGGGCGCACCGGTCATAGCCTCGGTCAAACAATATGCCTCGTTTGAATCGCAGTTGCGGGATATCAGTGTCACCGGTGATCTGGATTCAAGACAGGAACAGGCCATTGGTACTGCCATTCGTCGGGCATCCCTGCAAGTTAATCAGCTCCAGGAATCCCTGTTAGGCGGCGTTGGTCAACTGGTTGCCGATGGCATGAATCCGCAACAGGCAGCTACCTTTGCCGGGATGCTCGGCAAAGCGGCTACGGCCACCAAAGCGGATATGACTGATCTCGCCAAAATGACCTATGCCTTCAGCGATGCGCTCAAAATTACCGATGCGAAAGAGCTGGAGCAGGCGTTTGGTATTGCGGCAACCGGGGCCAAGCTCGGCTCATTTGAACTGAAGGATATGGCGAAAGCGTTACCCGGTATGGCCAAAGCCTTCGCAGCCCGTGGGATTTACGGTAAGGAGGCTATTACCCAGATTGTTGCCAGTCTTGAAGTCGGCAAGGGCAGCGGCTCTGCTGAGGAAGCAGTCACCAATATGTCTAACTGGCTGGCGGCAATGGGACGCGGAGATACCACGCAAAAATACGCTAAAGCAGGGGTGGATTACCAGGGGTCAATGCAAAATTATGTAGCCCAGGGTTTCTCTCAGTATGAAGCCTCTCTGATGATCGCCAACCGATTTATCGACGGTAAAGGCAAGGCATTCGTACAGCAATGGAAAGCTGCAGGTTCAAGAGGCGATCAGGAAGGCCAGCAGAAGCTGATGGAATCCTTCGGACTGGCGGAAGTCTTCACCGATATTCAGACCGTCAACCACCTGCTATCGATGCGTCAGGGCTGGGATAAGTACCAGTCTAACAAGCAGGAAATGAACACTCCATCTGCAATGACTACGCTGGACAAGGATGCCGCGAAACAGAATGACACACTCGAAGGACGCTGGCGCAGAACGCAGATTGGCTTTAACGACTCCGCCATTAGCATCGGTGAATCATTACGTCCGGCTTTGATCCAGTTGGGGGAAACGTTCATCCCCTTAATGAACAGCGTTGGAAAATGGATAGCTGCAAATCCACAACTGGTGAGCGGTACAGTCAAAGTGGTCGGAGCGTTACTGGCCTTTAAGATGGCCACAATCGGTCTCAAGCTGGGGCTGAATCTCCTTATCTCACCATTTACCAGCGTATGGGGAAGTGTTGTCCGGCTTCGTGCTAACTGGCTTCGTCTGACCCTTGCACTGGGTGAAGGCGGCAAATTCCGCTGGCTGGTGACCGGCTTCAGTGCTGTCGCCAGAGGGGCCGGAACACTGGGCCGTGTACTCGGTGGCAGCCTTGTTCGCGGCATTATGCTCGTCGGACGGGCCGTTCTCTGGATTGGCCGGGCGCTGATGATGAACCCTATCGGTCTGGCCATCACCGCTGTTGCTGTGGCTGCTTACCTTATTTACCGCAACTGGGGAGCGGTCAGCGGCTGGTTTAAACAGCGCTGGGCAGACATTAAAACGGCGTTTAACGGCGGTATCGTGGGGATCGGTAAGCTGCTGATTAACTGGTCGCCGGTTGGTCTGCTCTACAAAGCCTTTGCGGCTGCGCTGAAATATCTCGGCGTTGATCTGCCAGCGAAGTTCACTGACTTCGGTGGACATCTCATCGACGGGCTGATTAACGGCATCAAAAACAAATGGGAATCGCTTAAAACCACCGTCACCGACATGGGCGACAGCGTCGGCGGCTGGTTCAAAGAAAAACTGGGCATCCATTCGCCGAGCCGGGTGTTTATGGGCTTTGGTGACAACATCGCGCAGGGTGCCGCTATTGGCCTGCAGCGAACCACGCCACTTGCGGCGCTGGCCGGACAGAAGCTGGCAGAAGAGATGACGCCGGACGTTCCCCGTTTACCGTCACCTGAGATTATGGCTGCCGGGTATGGCGGACGGGGAGCCGGTGCTGCAGCTGGTGTTGGCGCAACTGGCGGTATTCAGGTCAATTATAACCCCCAGTTTTATCTCAATAGTAAAGAGACAGCCGCGCCTGCCGGGTTAACCGGTGCGCTGAATATGAGCGTGCATGAGCTTGAGAAAATGCTGGAGCGCCTGCTGGCCCAGCAACAGCGCCGGAGGTACAGCTGATGTTTGCGGTTCTGGGCGATATTGAGTTTGAGCTGATTACCTACTGGGATGGTTTCGAGGTGACGTTCGGCGTTGATTACGCCGAGCATCCCCGCATCGAAGGGAAGCCCGGTCTGCAGTTCATCGGCGACAAGCTGGACGAAATCCAGATAAGCCTGGTCTTTCACCAGCACTATTGCGTGCCCGACGTCGAGCTGGCCCGTCTCAGAACGGCGATGAAAGCCCATCAGGCGCTGGCGCTGGTCTTTGGCAACGGCGACTATCGCGGCTGGTTCGTGATTACCGACGTGACCGCGACCAGCGAACAGACCGACAGCACCGGCAACGTGCTGGCGGTCAATGCCACCGCATCACTCCGGGAGTACATCGGTGATCCTAAAAACCCGCTGAAGCCACCCGCCATTCTCACGCAGGTACCGGGCACCGGCGCGGTGTCGTCTGCGGTTACGTCACCGTCCGGCGTGGCGCAGTACGTCCGGGATGGCGTCAACTATGCAAAGCAGGCTCAGTCGGCGCTCCAGACCACCATGAGTGCAGTGCGGATTGCACAGAAAATGAAGGATAACCCCACCGTGGCACTGACCCGTGTGCCGGGACTGATGAGCGGGCTGGGGAATATCTCCGGGTCACTGGGAAGCAGTATTCCGGCGTTTAATTCGCTGGCTGAGTCCATGCCAGAGGCCGTCAGTCTGGCACGGGCCACCAGTGAGGCCGCCTCGTATGTGCAGCAGGCTCAGTACTCGCTGAACGGCGTTGACGGTAGCAATATTGCGGCGGCGCTGGATGCGGTTTCCGGCCAGCTGAACTCCGCCAGCACCACCTTCACCCGCATGTCACCGGGGTTAAGCACCATGGCAGCCAGAATTATGGCGAGGAGTGTCTGATGTTTCTTGAGCATGTCACCCGTGATGGGGAGCGCTGGGATTCTCTGGCATGGCAGTACTACGGTGATCCGATGGGCTACCCCCGGATTATTGCCGCTAACCCGCACGTGGCCATCACGCCGGTGCTTCCCTCCGGGCTGCTGTTACTTATCCCGGTGATTGAGGCTGAAGAAGCCACGACAGAAGAGGATACCCCACCATGGCTGAGGTAAGCAGCACACAAGCATCGTCTGCCCCGACCGGCGTCAGCGATGTGCTGTCGCCTGTGTTCGCCCTGTGGTATCTGAAAAAGAATATCACCAGCGATATCACCCCTTACGTCACCCGCATTACGTACAGCGATAACATCAAAAATGAGTCTGACACCATTGAGGTGGAGCTGGATGATACCGATGGTCGCTGGCTGGATGCGTGGTATCCGGGCAAAGGCGACACGCTGACCCTGAAGGTCGGCTACCTGGGCGAGAAGCTGCTGTCCTGCGGTACCTTCTCTATCGACGAGATAGAGGTCAGTTCGCCCGCATCCGTGGTCTCCATCCGGGGCGTGGCTACCTCAGTCAACAGCGCATTACGGACAAAATCAAGCCGGGGTTTCGAAAACACCACGCTGGCGGCCATCGCCGGGCGTATTGCCAAAAAGCATCAGCTGAAGCTGGTCGGCAGCATCGAGGCCATCAAAATTGACCGCGTGACGCAGTACGCCGAGACCGACGTGGCCTTTCTGCACCGGCTCGCCAGCGAGTATGGCTATGCGGTAAAGCTTGTCAGCGACCAGCTGATATTTTCGCATCTGGCCACGCTGCGCAGCCAGGAGCCGGTTAAGCAGCTGAAGCCGCAGGATGTGGCCCGCTACTCGCTACGCGATACCATCAACCGGGTCTACAAATCCGCCAGGGTCAAGCACCAGAAGAGCAGCACGAAAAAGCTGATTGTGTATGAGGCTGATGGCGGTACCAGTGAGAGCAGCAAGCAAACCAAAGGTGGCAAGGTCACCAGCGCCGATTCACTGAAAGTCAACAGCCGCGTCAGTGACCCGGACAGCGCCCGCATCAAGGCAGATTCCGCGCTGGCCCGTCACAATGAATATCAGCAGAGCGGCTCCCTGACCCTGATGGGAGCGTCCCAGCTGATAGCGGGTAATAAAATTGATCTGTCCGGCTTTGGTCAGCTGTCCGGGCCGTGGCTGATAACCACCGCCCGCCATACCGTCGACCGCAGCAGCGGCTACGTGACCGAGCTGGATGTGGCACGGGGGCCGGTGACGCGGGGTAAGGCGAAGAAAGGTAACAAAACCGGTAAAACCCAGACGCTCACCGTCTACAAGCCTGACGGCAGCACATCCACGGTAATAAAGGAGAAGAAAAAATGACAGGCGTAACCCTGCAGACCGGTACCGTCAGCGCCGTCGATGCTGACGGCGTGAAAGCCCGCGTCCGGCTGCCTGAGTGCGATAACATGCGCACCAACTGGCTTGATGTCCTGCAGCGCAATACCCAGAACAACAAAGACTACTGGCTCCCGGATGTCGGGGAGCAGGTCAAGGTGCTGCTGGACGAAAACGGCGAGGATGGGGTTATTCTCGGTGCGGTCTATTCAGCCGTTGATAAACCCTCGTTCAGCGACAAGGATGTTCGCGGTACACGATACGCCGATGGTGCAGAGTTCAGTTACAACCGCACCTCGCATACGTTGACTATCCGGGGCGGTATCAGTCACCTGGTGATTGAGTGCAGCGCTGATGTGATCGTGAAAACGCAAAAAGCCACGATTGATGCAGAAGAGACTGAGGTCACTGGCAATCTGCTGGTCATGGGCAAACTGACCTGGAAAAATGGCATGGCTGGCTCTGGCGGTGAAGGTGCTACCGCGACCATTCAGGGCAATATTGAGATTGAAGGGGATGCCCACGCCACCGGCAGCATACTGTCTGATGGCGCAAACTCCAACCACCACTCCCACTGAACCTTCTTAAACGCCTTTAATATCGGCTAACCCTTCCGGGGGCAATACTGCCCCCATGAAAAAGACCTCAGTATTCTGGCAACCGGCCCTGCAGGCTCCTGGTGAAATCGTCCAGGGGCTGGATGATATCTGGCAGGCCATTCAAATCATTCTGCGCACTCCTCGCGGCAGCGACCCGCACCGCCCGGAGTTTGGCAGCAATCTGCACCTTTATATCGACTGGCCCGTAGAACGTGCCATTCCGCACGTCGTGCGCGAGTCCGTCGATGCCATTCGTCGCTGGGAGCCTCGCTGCCAGTTGATGTCGGTTAAACCCGCCGTTGACGGTGAACATCTTACGCTCCGGGTGAGCTGGAAAGGCTCAGACGGACAACCCCGGACTCAGGAACTGCTATGGCGCTGACAGAACCCGATTTTATTGAACGTGATGCCGACAAAATCACGGCAGAAATGATTGCGCAGTACGAAACCGAAACCGGCAAGACGCTGTACCCCGCTCAGGCTGAGCGCCTGTTGATTGACCTCTTTGCCTACCGCGAAATGCTGGTCAGGGTGGCGGTACAGGAAGCGGCAAAGCAGAATCTGGTTGCCTTTGCCCGTGAGCCGATGATTGATTACCTCGGTGAGCTGGTTGGCGTGTACCGTCTGGCCGCGCAGCCTGCATCCACCACGCTCCAGTTCGCTGTTGACGAACCGATGGCGATGGACGTGCTGATACCAGCAGACACCCGTGTCAGTGCCTCCGACAGCATCATTTTCGCAACCGATGCGGACGTGGTGCTGAAGGCGGGTCTGCTGCTGGTCAATGTCACGGCGACCTGTACCGAACCCGGTGATGCCGGTAACAGCTGGCAGCCCGCTCAGGTCAGCCAGCTACTCGATGAGATTGACAACGTTGACCTGCAGGTCACCAATCTTTCCGCCAGTTCTGGCGGTTCAGAACAGGAAGACAATGACCGGTTGCGTGAGCGTATCAGGCTGGCCCCGGAGTCCTTCACCAACGCCGGAAGCCGTGGCGCGTACCGTTTTCATGCCATGGGAGCACATCCCAGCATTGTCGACGTCGCCGTTCTCTCTCCTGTGCCCGGCACTGTTGAGCTGTATCCACTGCTCAGCACCGGCCTGCCGGACGACAGTACTCTCACGCTGGTCGAGAGCTTCTGTTCGGATGAGAAAGTCCGACCGCTCACCGATACCGTTCATGCCAGAACGCCCGTACAGGTGGACTACGCCATCGACGCCCGCATCACGGTTTATCGTGGTCAGGACGTCAATTCGATAAAAGACGCCGCTAATAATGCCATTCAGCGCTGGGTGGCGGCTCGCCGGGCAAAGCTGGGGCTGGATATCGTGCCGGGGCAGATTAACGCCGTGCTGTCCGTTGAGGGGGTGTATCAGGTTGAGCTACCCGGTCTGGCGCTGGTTGTGGTGGCAGAAAATGAGTGGGCCAACTGTGCCTCCATCAACATCACCATGACGGGGGTCGCCGATGGCTGAGCCACTGCAGCTTCCGCCGCCGCTTGAGGGGGATATCAGCCTCAGAGCACTGGGCAGACTGGCCGGGCGACTGGACAACATCAACCTGGAAGCCCTGATGGTCTACCTGGTGGATATCGTCGACAGCTCTGCACTGCCGTGGCTGGGTGAGCAGTTCTCGCTGTTTGGTGACGGCTGGGAGCTGGCCGAAGCTGATGACGTGCGCCGTGCCCTGATTAAATCGGCCATTGAGCTGCACCGCTACAAGGGGACACCATGGTCAATCCGGGAAATCATACGCCGTTTCGGTTTTGGTGAAGTGGATCTGATTGAAGGCACGGGTCAGATCGGCTACGACGGCAAACACAGTTACAACGGTCTTTTCGTCCATGGTGATGCTGAAGCATGGGCGGTTTACCGCGTCATCCTTCAACAACCCATCACTAACGATCAGGCGGCTCTGTTGCGACAGACGCTCACCGCCTTTGCTCCGGCCCGCTGCCATCTGGCGAGTCTGGAGTATCAGTCTGTCGCGATTCGCTACAACAACACCGTCAGTTATGACGGCAGCTATAACCACGGGAGCAGTTAATTATGGCAAACCTACCAGAAACCCCTCAGTGGGAAGATGGCATCTACCAGATTGAGGTCTCTGACCCCGTTCTGGGCGGGCCTGACGGGATTTCTAACCGTCAGGCTAAGCAACTGGCCAAACGAACGTCATACCTGAAGCAGCAGGTTGAGAAAGGCGGAACTGACCTTGCTGCGCACATTGCGGCAGCAGACCCACATACTCAGTACGCGCCGAAGGCCAGCCCAACATTCACCGGCACGCCGACTGCGCCCACCCCAGCAAATAGTGACAACAGCAAAAAGCTGGCGACAACAGAATTTGTGGCAAGAGCGATTTCGGCTCTTGCAGGCACAGCACCTGAGACGCTGGATACGCTCAAAGAGCTGGCTGATGCCCTTGGCAATGATCCAAATTTTGCGACTACGGTATTGAACAAGCTGGCGGAGAAGCTGGCCAAAGACCAGAACGGCGCGGATATCCCTGACAAAGCTGCCTTTCTCCAAAACCTTGGTTTAGGGGAAGGCTCGGCATTGCCAGTTGGCGTCCCCATTCCGTGGCCGTCAGCAACACCACCAACAGGCTGGCTCAAGTGCAATGGTGCGGCGTTTACGGCTACGCAATACCCTAAGCTGGCTCTGGCCTATTCTGCGCTCAGGTTACCTGATTTACGTGGGGAGTTTATCCGTGGCTGGGATGATGGGCGTGGTGTAGATCCTGGGCGGCTGATTGTGAGTAATCAGCTTGATATGCTTGCGTCTCACTCACACACATTCTATTCATGGCCAAACTCAGGTAATCCAGAATCACATGGAGGAGCACAGGATGCCAATGGAGGGGATGGAAGGGCATATCCGAGCAACTCGCCAATATTACCCAGCGGTGGGTCTGAAACGCGCCCACGTAACGTCGCATTTAACTATATTGTGAGAGCCGCATAATGACAAAAGCGAAACTAAACAATGAACTCATTGCCACTGTGGCGGGTGATATTACCGTATTCAACTACGATGGTGAGTCCCGCGAATATCTTTCTTCTTCGGCTGAATATCTACCTGTTGGTGTTGGCATCCCTGCCAACTCATGCACTGACTCACCGGGCGAAAGCAAGGTAGGTTTTGCTATTTGCCGGACAGAAGATTTTACTGCGTGGGAATACGTCGCCGATCATCGCGGTGAGACGGTATACAGCACTGAAACAGGTGAAGCGGTTGTCATTAATACGCCGGGTGATTACCCGGAGGACACAACCACACTGGCACCGTCCACGCCATATGATTCGTGGAGCGGTAGTAAGTGGATAATCGATACTGAGATGCAGCACGCGGCGGACGTGAAAGCGGCCGAACAGCAGCGAACGGCATTACTGGCCGAGGCTTCAGCTGTAATTGCTCCGCTGGCCGATGCTCAGACCGGGGGGTACATCGAAGATGCTGACGTGTCACGGCTGGCTGAATGGCAGCGATACCGCTACCAACTGACCAAAGTTGATACCAGCACCGCGCCCGATATTACCCTTCCACCAAAGCCGGAGGCATAGGCCATGTAATGCCAGGAGCCGTCGATACATTGACGGCTTTTAAAGCTTTGATGTAGTTCATCCATGCAATCAGGTTATTTTTGTTTTCGTCGCTGATAATTCCCAACTGCAATTCAGTCTGCCAGAAGCTGATTTTTTCCTGTGCTTCTGCCAGCAATCTGGCCTTTTTCTGATCCGCCTCTTTAACATCAGCCGCGTGCTGGGCATCAGTATCCTTTACCCACTTCTCACCATCCCATTTATCATACGGTGATGTAGGGGCATTGGGCGTAGTACCTTCGGGATAACTCCCCAGTGCCGTCACTTCAACCTGTTGACTTGTCTCTGTGTTGTAAACGGTTTGACCTCTGAAGTCGGTGATATATTCCCATGATGAAAGGTCTGCTGTACGGCAAATGGCAAAACCCTCATTATTTTCACCCGGAGCATCAATGCAGGAATTTGCAGGAATTCCAACCCCCACGGCGAGATACTCAACGGAAGAAGAAAGGTATTCTCGCGTTTCACCATCGTAGTTAAACACAGTGATAACACCGGCCACCGTGGCGATCATTTCCTGGTTTAATTCAGCTTTAGCCATCATGCAGCCCTCACGATGTAGTTAAATGCGATGTTACGCGGGCGGGTTTCTGCTGATGTTCTTGCGACACGAGAAGCATCAAATGAGTAGTTGGCCTGACTAAAGGTGCCACCCTGTGCCCATCCTGCCAGGTTCGACGTTAATGTACTTTTACCAATAGCGCCTGCGGCGGAGTTGTTAGGACCAGCGCTAATATCCAAAAAGCTACCGGTAATATTCTGCAAAGTATCCGTCTGGGCACTCAATAACGTTCGCCCACTGTCCACACTACGTCCGTCATCCCAGCCACGGATAAACTCCCCACGTAAATCAGGCAACCTGAGCGCTGGATAGGCCAGAGCCAGTTGGGGATACAGTGAAGCCGTGAACGCGGCTCCATTACATTTTAGCCAGCCCGTTGGTGGTGTTGCTGACGGCCACGGAATGGGGACGCCAACTGGCAATGCCGAGCCTTCCCCTAAACCAAGGTTTTTGGAAAAGCGGTTACACATAGCGAAATCTGTAAAA